GTATTCAAATTGATGTGCCACAAATGGCATTTGAATTAACTGATGTTGTATACGATCCTACCAGAAAATTAAACAAGATGTTTGACAAGTATGGTTCTACTGGTGGTGTTAGTTATTCGTCAAAAATGGAAGTTCCTTATAATTTTGTATTTTCTCTATACGCTTATACAAGAAACATAGACGAAAATTTAGAAATAATGGAACAAATACTCCCGTATTTTAGTCCAGAATTTGTAGTATCTTTAAACATCACAGATATTCATAAAAAAGTAGATGTTCCTATAGTTTTAAATAAAACAATTTTAACACAAGAATATGAAGGAGATTTTAGTTCTAGAAGAATGATACTTAGTACGTATCAATTTACCGCCAAGTCTTATATATTCAATCGTGTTAAAGCTGCTACAAACATTACTAAAGAATTTGATTTATCGTTGTTTGAAACTCTTGGTGGAATAACTTATGATATTGATGTGGAGTAATTATGGATGATATTATTTCTAAATCTCTAGGCATTGAATATAAATCGGATATAGTTCCTGCCGTTACAACTTCTACGGAAAAGGAAAAAAATTTAGATAAAGATTTTGATTATGCAAAAGATAATATTAAGCTTTTGATTCAAAACGGAACAGACGCTATAGAAGAAATTCTTAAAGTTGCTAAAGCAGGCGATTCGCCACGTGCATACGAAGTGGTTTCTCAATTATTAAAAACTGTAGCAGACATGAATAAAGATCTGTTAGAGCTACACCAGCGTGCCAAAAATGTTAAAAAAGAAACAGTAAACGTAAAAAATACCACCAACAATTCCATATACGTTGGTTCTACTAGTGACCTACAAGATCTGATTAATAAAGACCGTAGTCGTTCTAAGGCTTTAGACAGTCAGACATTTTTAGATAATACCAATGGGCTATAAAAAGAAAAGCGGATATCTGGGAAATCCCAATCTTAAAGAGATTGCAACACCCATAGAATTTACAAAAGAACAGGTCGAAGAGTACATCAAATGTTCTCAGGATCCTGTGTATTTTATTAAACGATATGTAAAAATTGTTACTCTGGATAAAGGTCTTGAACCTTTTCAGCTATATGATTATCAAGAAGATATAGTAGAAAAAATACAGAACAATCGTTATGTGATTGCCAAACTACCGCGACAGACGGGTAAAACCACGACTATTGTCGCTTGGCTAGTACATTATGTGTTGTTTAATCAAAACGTAAATGTTGCTATTCTGGCAAACAAATTAAAGACCGCTACAGAAATTATGAAGCGTCTTAAGGAAGCGTACGAATATCTTCCTAAATGGTTACAGCAAGGTGTGGTAGAATGGAACAAAACTTCCATAGCTTTAGAAAACGGTTCTCGTGTTATGGCTTCTGCTACTTCTGCATCTGCTGTTCGTGGTGGTTCGTACAATGTTATATTCCTAGACGAGTTTGCTCACGTTCCGCCTAATGTAGCAGACGAATTCTTTACGTCTGTGTATCCTACAATTACTTCCGGTCAAACTACCAAAGTCCTTATAGTGTCTACACCCAACGGTCTTAATATGTTCTATAATCTTTGGCAAGGAGCCACCAAAAATCCTGGTCAAGAAGGTAAAAACGAATATGTGCCCATAGAGGTTCATTGGAGTCAGGTTCCTCTGTATCCTGGTGGTCCATTACGTGATCATAAATGGAAGATGCGAACAATCAAACAGCTTGGTGGAGGAGCTGGTGGTGAACACAAATTTCAAAGCGAATACGACTGTGACTTTATAGGCTCTTCTAATACTTTAATATCATCGGCCAAACTCCATGTTCTGTCTGCTAAAGCACCCCAATATAGGACCAAGGAGGGGCTTACGGTTTATGAGGAGCCCAAAGAAGGCAGAATATATGTTATGACTGTAGACACGTCCAGAGGGCAAGGAAACGATTATAGTGCCGCTGTGATGTTTGATATCACAGAAGCCCCATATCGTATAGTAGCAAAATATCGAAACAATATAGTATCGCCTATGTTATTGCCAACTATAATTTCTACATTTGGAAAAAAATATAACAATGCTTATGTTTTAGTGGAAGTAAACGATATTGGTGGTCAGGTTGCAGATATTTTACACTACGATCTAGAATACGATAATATATTAATGAGTATGAATAAGGGCCGTTCTGGTATGGTATTAAATGGAGGATTTGGAAAAGGAGAATCTCTCTTTGGTGTTCGAACAACCGTAACCGTTAAAAAACTAGGTTGTTCCATTTTAAAAAGTTTAATAGAACAAGATAAACTGATTATTGAAGACGAAGAAACAATAAATGAACTCCTTTCATTTGTGGCAAAATATAACACCTTTTCTGCGGATGAAGGCCATACAGATGATCTAGTAATGTGCTTGGTTCTTTTTTCTTGGTTAACAAAACAAAGTTATTTTAAAGAATTAACAAATATAGACATACGAAAAGAGTTATTTGACGGAGAAATAAAGAAAATTGAAGATGATGATTGGTTTAGTTTTGGATTTATAAGTTCATACGACATGGATGAGGGAGATGCAAAATTATGAATTTTTATAAATAAATGTAGTTAAATTATAAAAAGGACTAAACAATGGCAGGATTCACAGCAGGATTAATTTCAAATTACGGTTTAGTTAGAAATTTTGCCACAACGGCAGAAAAAAGTGTAGGTGTAATGCCTGTTGCTACTAGCAATGACTGGCTAGCCAGACTAAGTTATGCACCGGCAGGCGTTTGGGGATCAACCGGTAGACCGGTTAAGCCCTCTGATGGTATAACTGGTTCTTTAGCAAAAGAATGGTGGTCGGTTTGGAATTATCTGCAATATAATGTGGGTGGTGTTGTTGTAGGAGGAACTGGTGACAATTCTTGGCAAACAATAGGCGTAACTTACACACCTTTACACGCTTCTACTGAAAATATATCGGTATTTTTTGCTGGTGGAACTACTTTTAGTGCAGCAGCTGCAGCTGATATTGCCACTAAACGAGGCGACTGTTTTGCTGTCGTGGGAAATGCCCTACAAGGAATTACTCAACCTGTAAGCGCTAGTGGATTCACTCATTTTCCAAGTACATTCGGTTTAGACGGATTTACTGGTCTGACCGGTACAAACGTAATTTACGTTGGTGGTAGAAAAAACATGTTCTTAGATTATGATGGTTCTGGAAGAACCGAGGTAGACAAAATAGATACCGCATCGGATGTTGCTGCAAATATAGCTAAAACAAATTTAAATGCAAATGCTTGGTCGGTTCCTTCAGGATTTAGACGAGGAGGAATCAATGGGGTAATAAGCTTAGAACAAAACTTCACTAATAGTGAATCTACGTTATTGCAAGACAGCGGAGTAAATCCTGTTGTATCTTTCACAGGAAAGGGCAGTTTCTTTATGGGAAACAGCACCGGTGCTGCTGCTGCTGGAAGTACCAGTTCAAGAGGAATGTTGAACGTAGCTTCTGTTTTAAACTATGTGAGAGCAGAAGTAAAGGGATTAGCTAACGAGTATCTCTTTGAGCCAAACACTGAAAGCAATAGAAGTCAATTCGTTACTAGAGCCAATTCTATTTTAGATGGCGTAAAGAGTAGTGGAAGTATTAGTAATTACAGTGTTATATGCCCACCAGCAGATAATACTGGTATAACATTTACTGCTGAAATTCGTTTAACACCAACAAATGTTGCAGAAACTATAACTCTAAGAGTTATAAACAGCACAACATCAGAAATATTTAATCTCTAATTAAACCAAGGATAATACGGTATGGCAGTTTCTTCTATAACTCAGTTTTTGGCCGGATTTGGTGGCGGAACCAGAGTAAATCGTTTTCAAGTAACCACCGCTGGTTGTGGTGCTGCTGGAAACTTTTTAACTAATACAGATACTCAATTTCACATAAGAGCTGCAACTATTCCCGGTTCAAACATTGTTCCTATCGGAATAAATTATTTTGGAAGAACAATAAACATTCCAGGAGAACGTGTATACGAACCGTGGTCAATAACTGTGCTAGACGACAGAGGCGATAAACAACTATACAATAAATTTAAAGCTTGGCATAAACGAGTAACTAGTTATGGAACAGATATCAGTATCGATACTACAGGCATTGCTGATTGTACCTGGACTATTACGCATTTAAAAAATGCAGATGAAACTGCTCACAAAACATTTACACTGTCTCAAGCATGGCCTGCAACTATTGGTCCACTTATTTTAGATATGAGTCAAGACAACGTATTAGCATCGTTTGAAGTAAAAATACTCTACACCCATTTTAACTACACACACACCTAAAAGAGGATTAGATGGCATCAATAACAGATTTCTTAGGCGGTTTTAGAGGCGGTACTAGAGTTAATCGATTCAAGATTAATGCTCAAAACTGTCCTTATTTGGGAACCGGAGACATAGAGATTCACATTAGAGCAACTTCATTTCCAGAAATGGATATTTTACCTTTTCCGGTAAATTACAAAGGAAAAACAATAAACATTCCAGCTGTTAGAAACTTTGTTCCTTGGATCGTTACTGTTATGGATGATGTTAGAGTTGGTGCTGGTGATGCTTCTTCTAATCCAGAAGAAAATTTACACAAAAAATTTATGGATTGGAGTGATAGCATAGTAGATACTGGAGAGACTTATGGTGTTAGACGATTAGGTTCTGCAATAAAAGTGGGGCAAGGTGATGATGCTGCATTTTCTGGTAATGGAAATATATGGACTATTACTCATTTAGATCATCTTCCGACAGAAACTGCACTAAAGACCTTTAAGATGTATAATTGTTGGCCTATTCAGGTGGGACCAATACAATTAGATATGAATGAAAATGCTAGAATTTCTATGTTTAACGTGACTTTAGCGTATAGTCACATAGAAGACTCATAAAATTAACCTAAATATTATATTATGGAATTAGATTTATTTGGTTTTAAATTAGGTCGTAAAAAAACAGAACCGGTTGTACGTGAGCCTATTACCCCGGATTCTTATGATGGCTCTTATGTATTAGAAACTGGTGGTGTGTTTGGAACATTTGTTGATTTCTCCGGAGCAGTCCGCGATGAAAATCAAATGATTCAGCATTATCGTGCAATGGCTCTGTATCCAGAAGTAGATGCTGCTATAGAAGATATAACAAATGAATCTATAGTTATGGATATTGATCGAAAGCCTATAAAATTAAATTTAGATTATGTTAATTTATCAGAGACTATTAAAACAAAAATTTATTCTGAATACAACACTCTATTAAAATTATTAGATTTTTCTAATAAAGCTCCAGATATTTTTAGAAGATGGTATATCGATTCTAAACTTTTTTACTATAAAAAAGTAGACAAAAACGATCCAAGAAAAGGCATTATAGAACTTATTCCAGTAGATCCTGTTAAAATTAAAAAGATTAGAAAGATCGAAAAAGATAAAAACGTAATGTCTGGTATTGGTCCATTTGCTACTACTAAAAAAATAGAAGAATATTTTGTTTATACGGACACAGACAAAGAATCTGCTTTTCCAACATCTACTACTGGTTGGAAAATTGCTCCTGACACTGTTGCATACTCTCATTCTGGTATTATTGATTCTGCAACAAAACGTGTAGTTGGTTATTTGCAAAAAGCAGTACGTCCACTAAATCTTCTTCGACAAATAGAAGATGCCGTAGCAATTTATCGTATATCTCGTGCTCCAGAGCGTAGAGTGTTTTATGTAGACGTTGGTAATTTACCAAAACAAAAAGCAGAACAATACTTACGAGAGATTATGAATAGGTATCGTAACAAAGTTATTTACGATCCAACTACTGGTCAGATTAAAGACGAACGAAATCACATGAGCATGCTTGAGGATTTTTGGATGCCTCGTCGTGAAGGTGGTCGTGGAACCGAAATTAGTACACTGGATGGTGGGCAAAATCTAGGACAGATGGAGGATGTTCAATATCTATTACAAAAATTGTATAGAGCTTTAGGCGTACCTCTCTCTAGAATGCTTCCTGATAGCGGTTTTAATATGGGTCGTTCTGCAGAAATTACCAGAGATGAAGTTAAATTTAATAAATTTATAGATCGTTTGCGACAACGTTTTAGTTCTGTTTTATTAGACCTTTTAAAAACACAAATAATACTAAAAGGTATAATGACAGAAGAAGATTGGAACAGAATAAATCAAGACATTACATTTAGATTTAATCAAGACTCATATTTTACAGAACTAAAAAATAATGATATTTTAAGAGAGCGTTTAGACATTATAGCTGCTGTAACTCCATATATTGGACGATTTTTCTCTGAAGAATACATCAGAAAGAATTTCTTAAAACAATCAGAAGAAGAAATTATGGAAATAGATGCTCAAATAAATAGAGAAGCACAGCGTCAATTAGAAGCCCAAGAACAGCAAATGTATCAACAAATGCTGACAGGTCAGGTTCCCATAGAACAACAACAACAACAACAACCACCACCACAATGAACACTCTCAATAGATTATTAACTATGGTATTAAGGGGAAAAAAAGACCAGTTTAATACTGTTTTACAAGAAGAATTAAAAGAACGTGTATCTATTTTATTAGAAATTGCTTATAAGAATGAAGCAAAAAATGCTTTATTTTCTAAGATAATTTCTGAATTAAATGAACAAGTTAAACACGATACACTACAATTAAAACTAGAAAATAATACTGTTGTAAATTTAACAAAAACAGAAATAAATCAAATTACTAAATTATATGAAAGTCTAAATAATGATAACAAGGAAAGAATGCTAAAATTATTGACAGAATCGCAAGAATCGGTTAATAGAGTATTAAATCTTGCAAGATTAAACGACAAAGGATAAACAATGAATACTAACAAAGAAATAACATCAGTAATAAATTCAGTTTTAAATGAAGATTTAGTTCAGGCAAAATTTAAACTGCAAGAAATACTTAATGAAAAATTATCTGAAATTATGGCCGAAAAATTTGAAGAATATGCTCCAACTATTTTTGAATCGTCACATAAAAAATCAAAAAAATCAGAAAAGGGTAAAACTCGTTGGCAAGACAGCGATGGTGATGGTAAGTGGTATGAAGAAGGCGATGATGTAAAAAAATCTGTCAACGAAGAAAAATATTGTGAAGATGGAGAATGCGAAGATATGGAGGATGAAGATGAGGAAACCGAGGGTAAGGAATCATCTGGTTCGGAAGAAGAAGAAGGGGCCGAAGACAAAGGCGGAAAAAAAGATAAAGAAGAAGAGAAAGACTAATTTAAATGAAACTGATAACAGAGATGGTTGAACAGGTTGATTTTTTGACCGAAGCCACTGCAGAAGGTGGAAAAAACTTTTTTATTGAAGGCACTTTTATGCAAGCAGATACTCTTAATAGAAATAAAAGAGTATATCCATCAAATATTTTATTAAATGAAGTTGCTCGTTACACCAAAGATTTTGTAAATCAAAATCGTGCTTTTGGTGAACTAAATCATCCATCAGGACCAACAGTAAATTTAGATCGTTGTTGTATCATAATTAAAGAATTAAATTGCAACGGAACAGATGTTCGTGGTAAAGCTAAAGTAATGAGTACTCCTATGGGAGAGATTGTAAAAAATCTCATTGCCGAAGGCGCTCGTTTAGGTGTGTCTACTCGTGGTATGGGCTCATTAAAAGCTAAAAATGGATATAATGAAGTTCAACCAGATTTTATGCTTTCTGCTGTAGATGTTGTCGCAGATCCTTCTGCTCCTGGTGCATTTGTAAATGGTATAATGGAAGGTAAAGAATGGATTTGGGATAACGGTATTCTTATAGAAAGACAAATAGAAGAATATAAACGAGAAATTTCTGCTGCATCGAAACGAGAACTAGAACAAAAGGCTATAAGTTTATTTGAAGACTTTTTAAGGAAGTTGGGATGAAGTTGTCTGGTTTAAAACAACTTGTAGAAGCAGGACCAAGTGGAGGTGGTTCTCTTAGTGGTGGAAGAGCAGGACAAAGTGGTACACTTGTTCCAAATACTTCTGGTTACGATGTAATTACCGGTGGGTTTAAAGGACTAGCTACAGGAGCAGCATATGCAGTTCCTGCTCTTTCTCCGCAAAGTATAGGACCTGCACTTTTTGGCATAGATGGAAACAGAAGAGCAGCTTCTGTAGAAGCCGAAAAACAGTTAAAAACAAGACTAGCACCAAGAATAGCAGGGTTAATGACTGGACTTGGTGCTACAACACTACCACCTACTAAACAAAATTTAGTTGGAAGAGCATTAAGTAGTTCCTTGGGTGGAAAAATGGCTAAATTTACTGGTGCTCTTATTAATAATCCTGTAACTAAATTTTTTGCACCAGGATTTACATCTATTTTAGACACAGCAGCTAAAGTTGGAGTTAGGGCTGGTCTTGGAGGCCATACTACCGGTTGGGGTACTGGTGGGGCAAGTTAAAAAGTAAAAAAAATAATATTATAAATATAATAGTATTAGGGGATAACAATGGAAAAAACAAAGAAAACAAACAAACCTGTCGTTATGGATGCTACTGGTAAAGGAGATATGGATACTTCTGGTCGTGGAAGTATGCTTGGTACTTTAGATAATCCTGCTGCTAATCCTGCAGCAAATATGCAATCACTAAGACCAGGTGGTGGTGCAGTGATAACTCCAGTTGGTTCTGGATCCACTCCAGTAGCTGCTGGCGGTCAAGGTGGACCTGTTGCTCCTGTTGGTGGTAGCAGTGTTTACGAGGCTTTTGAAAATCTTTTTAGTGGCCAAGATTTATCAGAAGACTTTAAAAACAAAACTCAAGTAATTTTTGAAACTGCTCTTAACGAAAAAGTTTCACAAATTAAAGAACAACTTCTTCAAGACGCTTCAAAACTTGTAGAAGAAGAAGTAAACAAAACAGTTCAAGAAATGGCAACTCGTTTAGACGAATATCTAGAGTATGTTGTTGAAGAATGGATGCAAGAAAACAAGCTTGCAGTAGAATCTGGAATCAGAACCGAAGTAGCTGAAAGTTTTATGAATGGTTTGAAGAGTCTATTCGAAAGCCATTACGTTGAAGTTCCCGAAGCCAAACACGATATGGTCGAAGATCTGTTTGTTGAAAATCAAAAACTAGAAGAAACACTAAACGAACAAATTAAAAATAATATGGAATTAAACAACAAGTTAACACTTGTTGCTGCTCGTGGTGTATTCCTAGAGTCAATTTCAGATCTAACTCAAGTAGATGCTGAAAGATTAGCCACACTATCTGAAAATATTGAGTTTAACTCTGCTGAAGAATTCAAGAGCAAACTTGATATTATCAAAGAAAATTATCTTAAAGCTGCTCCTGTAGCTGCTAAAGAACCAGATACACTTACAGAACAAAAAGAGCCCGTTAACGTTGACGGACCCATGTCTGTATATGTTAACACACTAGCTCGTCAAGTTAAAAATCTATAATTTATAAATAAATTTAAACCAAGGAGAAACTTAAAATGTCAATGGATTTTGCAAATACTACACCTCTCGACGTATTAACCGAGAAATGGGAACCACTACTTAATCACGGTGCTCTCCCAGAAATTAAAGATAGCTACAAAAAGCGCGTTACTGCACAACTTTTAGAAAATCAAGAAAAAGCTCTTCGTGAGCAAATGCTAATAGAAACTCCAGCCAATGCAATGGGCGGAGCTTTCCTCAGCACCCAAAGCCAAGTTTCTGGTGTTGGTGGTGCTAACAGCAATATGGCAGGTTACGATCCTATTCTAATCAGCTTAGTTCGTCGTAGCATGCCTAACCTAATGGCTTACGATATTGCTGGTGTGCAACCCATGAGTGCACCAACCGGTCTTATCTTTGCTATGCGTAGCCGTTACGGCAAGCAAGACAGCGGTGGTGGTGCTAGAACAGTCGGTAACGGTCAAGAAGCTCTATTCCAAGAAGCTTTTGCTAAGTTTGGTGGTAGCGGTGGTACTGCTGCTGGTGCTGCATTCTCAGCAACCGGTGGTGTAAACCCTGTAGGTGTTTCAGCCGCTAATGGTATGCACGGATTTAGCGGTGGCACTTTTGGTGCTTCAACCGGTCTAGTTGGTCTTCGTGATAGCAATGCTAACTTTGATCTTAACGATTTCCGTGGTATGATTACCAGCAGAGCAGAACAACTAGGTGAAGGTGGAGCAGGAAAAACTTTTGGTGAGATGGCATTTAGCATTGAACGTCTTGCTGTAGAAGCTAAGACCCGTGCTCTAAAGGCCGAATACACCACTGAACTAGCTCAAGATCTCCGTGCTGTACACGGTCTTGACGCTGAGAGTGAACTTGCTAATATTCTTAGCACTGAAATTCTCAACGAAATTAATCGTGAGCTAATTTACACTCTATATCGTACCGCTAAACAAGGTGCTTCACAAAGCGATCTAACCACTGCTGGTGTATACGATCTAAATGCTGACTCAGACGGTCGTTGGAGTGCAGAACGCTTCCGTGGCTTAATGTATCAAATTGAACGCGAAGCCAACGTAATTGCCAAGGAAACTCGTCGTGGTAAAGGTAACTTTGTTATCTGCAGCAGCGACGTAGCTTCAGCTCTAGTTATGGGTGGATTCTTAAACCTCACTCCTGCTGTTCAAACTCAACTAGAAGTTGATGATACTGGCAACACCTTTGCTGGTATTCTAAACGGCAAGTTCAAGGTTTACATTGATCCATATGCCGCTCTAGGTGTAGACTTTGCTCTAGTTGGTTATCGTGGAGCTAGCCCATACGACGCTGGTGTATTCTACTGCCCATACGTTCCGCTACAAATGGTACGTGCAGTTGATCAAAACACTTTCCAACCCAAGATTGGATTCAAGACTCGTTACGGCATGGTTAGCAATCCATTCGCTGAGAACACTGACATCAATGCTCTCGGTGGAAACCAATACTACCGTATCATGAGAATTACCAATATTCACGGTAACACTTGATAAGTGAGTAAAACTAACGATGAAGGGGGGTCCCGTAAAAAGGACCCCCCTTTTCGTTTACATAAATATTAATATGCCTACTCCAGAAACAAACAATCCATTATTAATAAATTATTTTGAATTTAGTTTAAATAGGATTCCAAATATAGTTTATTTTTGTCAGGCAGCAAATCTTCCAGGAATGAAATTTGGAGAAGTAGAACAACCAACAATTTTTAGTCATCCTATAAAAGTTCCTGTTGGTGCTGTTAGATTTGATCCTCTTGTTATAGGATTTAAAGTTGATGAAAATTTAAAAAATTGGTTAGAAATTCATAATTGGATGAAAGATAATAGTAATTATTTTGAAACCGATATGAAAAATTCATACGAAAATCAAGCATCTGATGCAAATCTTTTAATAACAAACAGTTCATATAAACCAAAAATAAAAGTGTCTTTTAGACGATTATTCCCTATAGAGCTTTCTCAGATTCAATTCAATACAATAACATCAGATGCTATGGAAGCTATAGCCACAGCTACTTTTACATTTACGGATTACAAAATAGAATACTTATAACTTGAATATTTTAAATTTTGTTGTATAATATAATTATGACTTTTGACGAACTTAAAACAATGATTAAAGAAGATCTAAAGATTGACGAAACTGCTTTAGATCGTGAATCTGCAAATACACCACAGCTTCATAATAAATATCTTACATTTTTTATGGACGAAAAACTTCGTTTAAAGAAATTAGAAAACGAACAAGCAGTTCTTCGTCGTAATAAATGGCTGTATTATACTGGTCGTATGAGTCAAGAAGAACTGACTAATTTAGGTTGGGAACCTTTTGAGCTTAATGTACTCAAAACAGAAGCAGACGATTTAATTACATCTGATTCTGATTGGATTAAACTGGACGAACGAGTTGCGTTTCAGTCTGAAAAAGTTAATTATCTAGAAAATATAGTAAAAATTATCAATAATCGACAATGGCAAATTCGTGCTATGATAGATTGGTATAAATTTACCCAAGGAGTTTAATGGCCGACCTGACGATCACACAACCAGATTCTGTAATGATTAAAGTTGATTGTGATCGTTCCTTGGCCAAGGAACTCAACAGTTATTTTACGTTTAGTGTTCCCAACTTTCAATATACTCCTGCATTTAAAAAGAAACTTTGGGACGGCAAAATTCGTCTGTTTAATTTGTATACACAGACTATATTTGCCGGTTTAACCGATCAAGTAATAAAATTTGCAAAAGATCGTGGATACACTTGGGAGTTATCTACTATTTCATACGATAAACCGGATCCTAAAGATGTTAAAACATTTATAGACGGTTTAAGTATATCTGCTGGAGGTAAAGAGATTCGACCATACGATTACCAGATACAGGCCGTGCAACATGCCTTGGAGCATTCTAGAGCCCTTCTAGTGTCTCCTACAGGTTCTGGTAAGTCTTTGATGATATATCTATTATGTCGTTGGATGTTAGATCAGAATCCAACAGGAAAATTATTAATAATAGTTCCAACCACCAGTTTGGTAGCACAGATGTTAGCAGATTTTCGTGAATATTCTAAACACGATTCGTGGAGAGCAGATCGAAATATTCATACAGTAATGTCTGGTAAAGATAAAACTTCTACCAAACGTATAATTATTTCTACTTGGCAGAGCATTTACAATCAGCCATACGATTATTTTGAAGATTTTATTGGTGTATTTGGTGATGAATGTCATTTGTTTAAAGCTAAATCCCTTTCATCTATCATGAGTAAAGCCAAAAAAACCAAATATCGTATAGGTACAACAGGAACACTTGATGGCACACAAACTCATAAACTAGTTATTGAAGGTTTATTTGGTCCTACGTATCATACCACTACCACTAAAAAACTTATAGATCAAGATCTATTGTCTAATATTAACATTGACTGTCTACAGCTACAATACAGTCCAGAAGATATTGAAACAACTAAAAAAATGTTGTATGTGGACGAAATTCGTTGGGTTGTGAGTAATACCAGACGAAACACATTTATAAAAAATTTATGTAACAAATTAAATGGAAATACTCTAGTTCTTTTTAATTTTGTTGAATTGCAAGGAAAACCGCTTTATGAATTAATTAAATCAAGTTCTTCAAAACCTGTTTATTTTATTCATGGAGCTACAGAAGTAGATGAAAGAGAACAAATACGAAAAATTATGGATTCTGGATCAAATGCAACTCTTATTGCTTCGTATGGTACATGTTCTACAGGTATAAATATAAGAAACATTCATAATATTGTTTTTGCCTCACCTTCTAAATCGGTTATACGAATATTACAATCTATAGGGAGAGGATTACGAAAGAGTGAAACAAAAATTCAGATGAAATTGATTGATATAGCAGACGATCTGCGATACAAGAAACAAATCAATCACGGAATGAATCATCTGTATGAACGATTAAAAATATATACTAATGAAGGGTTTCCGTTTAAATTAGTGTCGGTGCAACTACCAAAGGAGTCCAATGAAACATTACAAAATAATTAAATTAAAGTCTGGTGAAGATTTAATAGGTGCTGTTCGTTTATCAAAAGATGGTTCAATTAAAATTCACAGACCTATGGTGTTTAAATCTATGGTAACTCAAGATTTGTTTGGTGGTATGCGTGAAGTGTTTATGCTTAAAGATTGGTTAATGTTGTCAGACACTAAAATAGCTGCGTTATCAAAAGAATCAATTAATACTATAATTCCAGCATCTAGTAATGCATCAAAATTATACGAGGCAGAAAAAAGAAAATTAGATACAAAACCAGAAAAACCAAAAAAACAATCTGGATTTCCTTTTGGATTTCCTCCGTTATCAGAAGGTATGTCGGATGAAGATCTAATCAACGATTTTAAGAAACATGTTGAGGATATGATCGATTCGTCTATGAAAAACGATGAAATGGATTCTAACTTAAAAGATCTTGCAAAACCTCAAAAAGGTGATAAAATGGTGTTTATGAACCTTGTATTCTCACCTGAAGTAATCGTACAACTTCTAAAGTCTGGCCTACTTGACCGAAAAGAATTAGGTGAGATGATCAATGAAATTACTAATGAAAATGGCGAAGGCATGAGCCCCGACAAGTACACTGGTAATGATAAAGATAAAAAGGATCTTGGAAACAGTTGGACTGATTGGCCATCAGATCCTAACTCAGAAGATTACAAATAACTTAATTCTTCTTTATTCCAGACAATATATTATAGCAGGAATTTTACATCATGTCAAGTGGAAAGTCTAAAAAATCTAAAAAGATAAAAAGTGAAGACAATTTAAAACCAATATTACAAGAAGATCATTATATTAATAATAAAGAATTTCTTGCAGAAATGATCAAATGGAAAAAAGCAATACGTGAAGCCGAAGATAGTGGAGATGATCCACCACCAGTTTCAGATTATATAGGAACATGTTTTCTTAAAATAGCAGAACGTCTTTCTTCTAAATCTAACTTTGTTAATTATCCGTATAAAGAAGAAATGATTGGTGATGGTATAGAAAATTGTTTGATGTATGCTCACAATTTTAATCCACGAAAATCTAAAAATCCTTTTTCTTATTTTACACAGATAATATACTATGCATTCTTACGCCGAATAGAACGAGAAAAGAAACAGGCGTTTGTAAAATTAAAGATGACTGAAAACATGGATGATGGAACAATACATAAATGGTTTAGAGAAAATTATTTTGAAAAAGACACACCACGACAAGCACTTAGCGAATTGTTTCAAATTTCTGAACGTGATATTGAAAAATATGAACCAAAGAAACGTAAAAAGCGTACTAAAAAGAAATCATGAAAATTGCAATTATTGGTGATACCCACTTTGGGGCACGAGGCGACTCTCCCCTATTCTTAAATCATTTTCTTAAGTTTTTTGAAGAACAGTTTTTTCCGTATCTTAAAGAACACGGAATTACTAAAGTTCTTCATCTGGGCGATCTGTTTGATCGTCGTAAGTTTATTAATTTTAATACACTTCACCACACTAAAAAACGATTTATTGATTGGTTTGATGCTAATGGTGTAGAGCTACACTGTATTCTAGGAAACCACGATGTGTTCTATAAGAATACAAACAGACTAAACTCTCCCAAAGAAGTTCTAGCAGAATGCCACCAGTCATTTCATCTATACGAAGATGTACAAGAAGTATGTTTTAATGGTGCAACTATTCTGATGGTTCCGTGGATCAACGAAGAAAACAAACAACAGTTTATGCAAAAGATCCAAGACACCAAAGCAACCATACTAGCAGGACATTTAGAACTGTCGGGATACGAAGTTATGCCCGGGGTTAAATTTGCCGAAGGTATGGACGATAAGTTCTTAGAAAAATTTGATCTGGTTCTTTCCGGCCATTTCCATAAGAAAAGTTCTAAAGGAAATGTACACTATCTGGGCACACAGTATCAGATGACTAGTATTGATACCCATGAAATAAAAGGATTTCATGTATTAGATACCGAAACACGAGAACTACAGTTTATTCCCAACCATAATAAAATGTTTTATAATGTGGAATGGAGAAACGGTACTCTTATACAAGACTTTGATCCGTCAAAATATAAAGGAACTTACGTAAAGGTAATAGTTTACGAAAAAAATAGTGAAATAAAATTTGACCAATTCATAGATTCACTGTATGCTGTAGAACCAGCAAGTGTAAGTATCATTGAAGATCTTAGTGATAAAACTAAAGAAGAAACAGATATAGACGTATCTGAAGACACTCTTAGTATTATTAATAAAGAAATAGATGGTATGGAAGCGGACAATGCAGAAGAGTTAAAAAATATTGTTCGTGAAATCTATATGGAGAGTTTAGATTGATAACATTTAAAGTTGTACGATTTAAAAACTTTGGATCTTTTGGTAATACATTTACCGAAATCCAACTAGGAAAGAATGCAACCACATTAGTTTGTGGTTCTAATGGAAACGGTAAATCGTTTGCGTTTCTTGATTCTATTAGCTTTGCGTTATTTGGAAAGCCGTTTCGGAATATGAATATTCCACAACTAGTAAATAGCATCAATAAAAAGAACTGCGTAGTAGAACTAGAATTTACTATAGGAAAAACCGAATATAAAGTTGTTCGTGGTTTAGCTCCCAAAGTATTTAAGATATACAAAGATGGCGAACTTTTAAATGAAGACGCTAAAAGCAAAGACTACCAAAATATTTTAGAAGAGCAGATTGTGGGAATGAATCATAAAACATTTTCACAGGTTGTCGTACTAGGTTCATCTTCTTTTATTCCGTTCATGCAGCTAACACCAGCAGATCGTCGTACTGTAATTGAAAATATCTTAGATATTGGTATTTTTTCTGAGATGAATAGCATATTAAAAACTAAGATTGGTGCTAGTAAAGGCAATCTACAAGCAGTAGATTCTGATCTAATTTTAGTAAATGAAAAGATTAGTGCAACCAAAGAGGTATTAGAATCGTACCAGCAAAATACGTCGGATCGTATGGCAGATCGTAAACGTACTCTAGAAGAAAATACAGACACAATCAAAAATATTTCCAAAGAAATTAAAACACTCCAGAAAGCAATGAAAGAACTGGAAATAGAAATAGAACCAGGAGACCAGATTAATGCGGAACTTAAGAAACAGCAAATTGTCCTTTTCAAGCTCGAAAGCACCATTGAAAGCGTACAAGAAGATATCCAGTTCTTCCAAAAAAACCACAGTTGTCCAACTTGTAAGCAAACCATCAGTAAAGAACACAAAGAGACAGTCATTACCGAGAAGTCTGAGAAGGCCAAAGAACACAATCGCTCGTTGGAGCGCATAAAAGAAGCAATAAATATGTCTAAAAATAATCTGAACAAAATTACGTCTGTTCAGAATAAACTTAACGATTTGATTATCAAAGTTTCTGCTAAACAACAAACGGTAGAATCTCTGGTTAAACTAAACGAAAAACTAGACAAAGAAGTATTAGCAGTAGTTGAAACCACAGACTCACAATCAAAAATTCAAGAAGCACAAGACCGGCTTTCAGACCTATTGAGCAAACAAGGAAAACTCTTAGAAAAGAAACAAAAGATCTTAGACACACTTCGTTCATATGATAAACTGGTATTCTTGTTTAAAGACAATGGTATTAAAGCCAAGATTATAAAATATTATATTCCACTTATTAACAAGTACGTAAACAAGTATCTTAATAGTATGGACTTCTATGCAAATTTTCATCTAGATGAGGAGTTTAATGAAGTAATTAAAAGTCGTCATCGTGATGAGTTCTGCTACGAATCATTTAGCGAAGGCGAAAAGATGAGAATCGATCTGGCACTGCTTCTGACATGGCGAGAAATCGCAAAGTTGAAGAACAGTGTCAATACTAATCTGCTTATTCTGGACGAAGTATTTGACTCCAGTTTGGACAGTGGTGGAGTGGATGAGCTGATGAAGCTTCTATCTAGTTTTGGCACCCGAGCCAATGTGTTTGTGATCAGCCACAAAACTGATCAATTACTAGATAGATTTAATCACGTTATACAACTAGATAAGAAAAAGAACTTTAGTAGGATTGTATGAAAAAGAAAAAGAAAAAAGTATCACGACGAATTGGAAGAGGAGATTCTGTAGATTCTTTAATTATGGGCAGCGAGCCTGTATGGAAAGATACAGACGTACTAACTCCAGAAGAATACGATACTAAGATTTTAAAGGCGATTAATTGGTACAGTTATTCGTGTGATAATAATATGTGTAAGCCTTGGGTTATTGACTGGATGATGAAAAATGAATATTCCAAGAAAGATATTAAAGCTGCTGCAGCATGTGATATTAATTGTATGGAGTTTATGTATATTGGTAGTCGCTGCAGAATTATGAATCTTGGAGGAAAACTTCGCCCAGAAACTTTGGATATGATCAAGAAAAATATAGATCAGATTATTCATCAGGGTTTGGTTCGTCCGGCTAAAGTTGAAGATCCTAACAAAGAAAAAGTTAATGTCCAAGAACGCATTCTAAAGAAAAGTATAGAATATATGGCAGTAATTGAAGGTCGTGTTGACCATTTTTACCATCTTGCTATTCGTGATGGATTAAAAAATGTAGATCACACAGAGTGGCTTCGTGGTGAAGGTATTAAACCTGTTCACTACAAACGTCTAGCAAAAGTGTTAGATCCCCATATTAAAGAACTAAAAACTGCATATAAAGGACAAGACGTAGACCTTAAAGAAGGATTTTCTTTTCTTGGAAAACGCAAGATTAAACAAATGATAACTACTTTAGAAGAATTTAAGGATATTTTAAATGGCTAATGGTCCGAGAATATTTAAAGTAACCGATGAAACAGGAAAATGTATTCAATATCTTAAAGGAGATATTGTTTATAAAAACGGAGAAGCATATTACGCTGATAGAGATCCAGCACTGTGTTTGTCTCCAGAACATACAAATTCTGGTTGGAAACCACTTATAGGTGACAGAACCTCTTCTACTGTGTCATTTTTTAGTTCTACTGTTCCACCATCTCGTGTATTACAGGGCGACGAATGGTTTAATCCTAATACTGGAAAATTATACAAATACATTAAAGATACAAATTCTGAACAATGGGTAGAATTATTTTGACTTTTCTTCTTTGTATGATATAATTAACATATGTTACTTATTGACAACAACCAGATTATTCTGGCAAACATATTTCAAGCAGCAAATGATGGCGAACCTCTAAACGAGGATTATATTCGCCATACGGTTTTAAACACATATCGTAAATACCGCACAAAGTTTAGACAGTATGGAGATATGATTCTTTGTAATGATGGCAATAATTATTGGCGTAAACAATATTTTCCATATTATAAAGCTAATCGTAAAAAGCAACAAGAAGCAAAAAAAGACGAGTGGAGAGCTGTATTTGAAGTTTTAGATCTAATAAGAGAAGAAATTAAGACAGTATTTCCATATCCCAGTATTCGCTTACAGGGCGCAGAGGCTGATGATGTTATTTACACACTCTGTAAAACATATCATCAAAATGAAAAAATTCTTATTGTTTCTAACGATAAGGATTTTCAACAACTTCAAATTTTTTCAAATGTAGAACAATACAGTCCTACTACAGATAAATACCTTGTGTGTTCTAATCCTCGTGAAGTTCTTTTTGAACACATTATAGGTGGTGATTCTAGTGACGGAATTCCTAATATTCTTAGTGATGATGACACTTTTGTACAAGATGGTAAGCGACAAACGCCAATGACACAAAAACGTATTGCTCAAATTAAAACTGATGCAGAATCGTCTTTGTTTTATCAAAATCCTAAATATATTAGAAATAGCACACTGATTGATATGAGTAATGTACCACAAGATTTACAAGATCATATTTTAGAAATCTACGAATCGCAGAAAGGAAAGGGCAGAGATAAGCTGCTTCAATATTTTATTGATCATAAATTGAAGAGCCTTATGCCACATTTAGAGGAATTTTGATGTATACTCCAGAACCTGAATCGGAATACGAGCGTTGGAAAAGAGAACAAAAAGAAGCCGCTGCACGACGAAAGAAAAAGCGTGGCCGAAAACCAAATCAACAAGGTTGGCTGAATGATTTACGGCATGGTTATACATCTGATGGCGAAGACTTTGAAAACTTTGAACGATTTAACAAATAAAGGATTTTTATATTATGACTAAAGCGACAACAACAATTTCTAAGGACACCCTGAATATTCTTAAGAACTTCAGTGGTATTAACTCTAATCTGTACGTAAAGCCCGGATCTAAGCTGGTAACCATGTCTCCCACTAAGAACATTATGGCAGAGGTGGAAGTAGACGAGACGTTTGATACTGAATTTGGTATCTGGGATCTTAACAAGCTGCTGGGTGTAATTTCGCTGTTCCAAGATCCAGAAATGGCATTTGGAGACAAGCACATGACCATTACCGGTGCTCGTGGATCCACAGTAAAGTATTACTACTCTGATCCTAAGCTTCTATCGTATCCCACAAAGAGCATCAAGAAGGTTGATGCTGTGGTAGAGTTTGATCTCACCGCAGACGACTTCAAAGAACTACAGCGAGCAGCCGCAGTCCTTGGCAATCCAGATCTTTCGTTTGTTTCCATGAACGATACCGTTCTGGCTATTGTTCGTGATCTCAAGGATCCTACGTGTAACGTGTTTTCTTTAGAGGTTGGTGAAAATCCCGAAGGTGCAGACTTTTCATTTAACTTCAAGATGGAAAACATGAAAATGCTGGACGGTGACTACCATGTAGCCCTGTCCAAGAGTGTTATTGGACAGTTTACCCATGCTAGTCGTCCTCTTACCTATTGGGTAGCTATGGATGCTAGCAGCACCTATAAGGCATAATATGTTAACAGCAAACGACAGTATCGGACTTCTTGTAGAGAAGTATCGACCAGCTATCATTCAGAACTGTGTGCTTCCCAAGGATCTTAAAGCCACCTTTGAAGCCATTGTTGAGTCTGGAGAGTGCCCTAATTTGCTTCTAGCAGGTAAGCCGGGTATGGGCAAAACCACAGTGGCCAAGGCTCTGTGTACTCAACTGGGTGCAGACTACATTCTGATCAACTGTTCTGAAGACGGTAATATTGATACTCTACGAACCAAGATCCGGCAGTTTGCCAGCACAGTGTCTCTGTCAGAAGGAGCCAAGCAGAAAATTGTTATTTTGGACGAGTTTGACTACTCTAACGCCCAAAGCATTCAGCCAGCCCTTCGTGGAGCTATTGAAGAGTTTGCTCAGACGTGCAGGTTTATCCTGACGTGCAACTATAAGAACCGTATTATTGAACCTATCCATTCTCG